TACTGCTTGATAAGGCTTCACCTGTAGCCGCATCATAAACTAGACCCGCTTGGCTAGGTTTCGCACTGCAACGGCGGGTCTTTCTTTTTTCAGTGATCTGATCTACATTCCCAAAAATACAGCTCACCACTGCAAGAAAGGTTACGTCATGGCAAAAGCCAAAAATCCAGTCGGAAGACCAAAGTTCGAGATCACTGAAGAAGTTCTAGCACGAACAGAAAGAGCAATGGCTCAAGGCTTAACCAAAGAACAATGCGCTGGCGTCCTTGGTATTTCAGTATCAACTTTTCAGCTTTATCAGGCAGAAAATTCGGAATTTTCGGAAGCTATAAAAAAGGGTGAGGCCAGCGGAATAGAGCAAGTGACAAACGCGCTCTTTGAAAATGCCACTGTAGATCGGAACGTACCGTCTATCATCTTCTACCTAAAAAACCGCGCTGGCTGGGTGGATAAGACAGAAACAAAAATACATGAAGAGCGTACAGTAACCCTCGACCTTACAAGGATCGGTACAGATGAACTCGCAGCAATTGAACACGCTTTTATCAAATCTAACGCTGGAGGAGGTCAGGGCAGAGAAGTACCGCAGATCATTGAGGGAGTTTACGAAGGCAGCTTGGCCAACGATTGAACCGGGGGTTGAGTTCCAAAACAACTGGCACGTTGACGCAATATCCGATCACCTCCAAGCCGTAGTCAATGGCGACATCAAACGTCTGATCATTAACGTGCCGCCTCGACACATGAAGTCCATCAGCGTGGCCGTTGCACTGCCTGCATGGACGTGGACGCACCAGCCACACAAAAAGTTTCTGTACGCATCCTACGCAAGCTCTCTGTCAATCAGGGATAGCACCAAGTGTCGGCGCCTAATCGATAGCCCGTGGTACAAGCGACACTTCGATAGCTTTGAATTAACTTCTGATCAAAACCAAAAGCAGCGATTTGAGAACGATAAGACTGGCTACCGTATAGCAACCTCAGTCGGTGGTGCATTAACGGGTGATGGTGGCGATATTATCTGCATCGATGATCCGCACAATGTGGTGGAAAGCGACAGCTCAAAAGTGCGTGAAGGTGTTCTGGAGTGGTGGGATCAAGCGATGCAGACGCGATTAAATGACCCACGAACTGGTGCTTTTGTCATCATCATGCAGCGTGTCCATGAGCAAGATCTAACTGGGCATATTTTATCCAACCAGTTAGGCGATGAGTGGGACCACCTGATGATCCCAGCGCGATATGAATTAGGCGCGCCAAACCCTATGAGGTCCAGCCTTGGCTTTACAGATCCACGCACAAAAGAAGGTGAGCTGCTATGGCCCGAAAGGATCAGCGAAAACACCTTGAAAACTCTAGAGCGCAGCCTTGGCTCCTACGCAGCGGCTGGGCAGCTCCAGCAACGCCCAGCGCCCAAGGGTGGTGGTATTCTAAAGGCAAGCTGGTGGGTTCCTTGGGAAAGCGAAGACCTGCCAGAAGTCGAATATGTTTTGCAGTCTTGGGACACAGCCTTCGAGGCGAAGGAAAGCTCTAGTTTCAGCGCACGCACAACTTGGGGCGTGTTTCGTCACAAGGGCGCCATGTGCGCCATCGTTCTGGAATGTTGGTACGATAAGGTCAGCTATCCAGAGCTACGCAAGATTGCTCAAGAAGCACACGATGAGTGGGAGCCCGATGCAGTTCTGATAGAAAAGAAAGCGTCTGGGCAATCCCTGCTACAAGATCTGCGTATGGCTGGCGTGCCAGTTTTGGCTTATTCGCCTGACCGCGACAAGGAAGCTAGAGCCCACGCATCAAGCGCACTTCTGGAAGATGGCAGAATTTATTTCCCATCTAACCGAAAATGGGCTAAAGACTTAATTGACATTTGCGCGGCTTTTCCTGCACATCCAAACGATGATGTGGTGGACACTTGTACACAGGCTTGGCTACGATTGAGAAAAGGTTGGTTTGTTGGACATAGTGAAGATCCAGATGACTTTGACGAACCAATGGAAAAACAAAGGATAACGCTCTATGGCTGATCAAAACATTGTCCCTTTCGCAGAAGGCGCTCCAGCAGATGATCTAATGGTAGAGGAGCTTGCTGATGGCGATGTTCTCATTGGAGATCCTGAACTAGATGCTATGGACGAACTCGAAGACGCCCAGTTTGACCAAAACCTTGCAGAAACAATTGATGAGCGTGAGCTAAAGCGCAAGGCGCAAGAGCTGGTTGGATTTTACGAAAATGACCGTGCAGCCAGATCTGATTGGGAGGAACGCTACAAAGATGGCTTGCGAACTCTAGATCCAGACGGCGGCATGGAGGAATCTGAGGATGAGCGCGCCACCCGTGGTTTGTCAGTCGTGGTGCATCCACTAATCGCTGAAGCAGCCACACAGTTTAACGCCAAGGCAATTGCGGAGATGTATCCGTCAGGTGGCCCAGTTAAGTCGGTCATAATCGGTACGCCAGACGAAAAGCTCGAAGAGCAAGGGCGCAGAGTTCGTGAATTTATGAACTACCAAATCACACAAGAAATGCCTGAGTATTTCCCCGATCTTGACCAGATGCTGTTTCACCTTCCGCTGATCGGCCATACGTTTAAGAAAGTTTGGTGGGACGCCAACTTAGATCGCCAGTGCAGCCAATTCGTAAAGGCCGAAGACTTTGTGGTCGCCCCAGAAAGCAAAGACCTCTACACCAGCACACGCTACACCCACGTCATTCGGATGCCGAAGAATGACTTCAATCGCTACGTCAAAAACGGATATTACCTGCCATCAAAGTATGGGGAAGGTGACGGCGTAGATCCTTCAGGTGATGTTATCGGTGAGATCGAAGGCGTTGATCAGTATGACGATAGCGAAGACAACGTAATGACACTGCTTGAAATGCACGTCTACGATTTGTTTGACGGCATTGACGGCGAGGAAATGGATGACGGCGATCCTGATGACAACGCTGTGGCCATTCCGTATGTGATTACGATTGACTACGACAGCCAAGCTGTAGTGGCCGTTCGCCGTAACTGGCATCAAGACGATGAGATGAAAAAGCGCCGCGATTGGTTTGTGAGCTACAAGTTCCTGCCGGGTCTTGGTTTCTACGGTTTTGGTCTGTACCACATGATTGGTGGATTGGGCAAAGCAGCTACTGGATCTTTGCGTGCATTGCTCGACAGTGCGGCGTTCTCAAATATGCAGGGTGGATTTAAGCTGCGTGGTCGCGTTCAGGGCGGCGATATGCAGATCAGTCCCGGCGAGTTTGTAGATCTCGACAGTACAGTTGATGACGTAAACAAGGCGATTATGCCATTGCCGTTTAAGGAGCCGTCAGGATCGCTGTTTAATCTGCTTGGCTTTATGGTTGATGCAGGCCAGCGATTTGCGTCCACAGCCGATTTAAACATTGGCGACGTTAACCCGAATGCGCCGGTGGGCTCTACGGTTGCTCTAATTGAGCAGGGATCGAAGGCATTTAGTGCTATCCACAAGCGCCTGCACTACGCGCAGGGTCAAGAGTTTAAACTACTTGCGGCGCTGAACGCTGAGAACCTCCCCGATGAGTTCAGCTTTTCGCAGGCTGGAGCTGCGGAGATTATCTACCGCGCCGACTTTGATGATCGGATTGACATTGTCCCAGTAAGTGATCCGAACATCTTCTCGACAGCCCAGCGCATNGCGCAGGCACAAGCTGTCTTGGAAATGGCGCGATCAGCTCCGCAGCTTCACGATCTTTATGCAGCCTACAAGCGGATGTATGAGGCGATCAGAATACCNAATATTGATGAGATCCTGAAGAAGCCTGAAGAGGCCATTCAGATGGACCCGATTGATGAGAACATGAGCGTGTTGTATGGCAAGCCAATTCGGGCGTTCCCAGAGCAGGATCACGATTCACATATCGCGGTTCATATGCAGTTTATGCAAGATCCGTCACTGGCAGGAAACCCTGGTGCAAAGGCTATGCAGCCGGTGTTGATTGCACATATCGCAGAGCATATTGCGTTGCTGTATCGTCAGCGGATGGAGGCCAGCATTCAGATGGAAATGCCTCCAATGCCAAACTTCAGAGATCCAGATTTCCAGTTTAACGAAGTTGACCCACAGATGGATCTTTTGATTAGCCAACGCGCAGCGCAAGTTGTGCAGGCGGCTCCACAGATGAAGCAAATCGAGGCGCTTACTGGTATGGGCGGCGGTCAGGAACAGCAGGGTAATCCGTTGCAATATGCACAGGAACTTGCCAAGCTAGAGACTGAGGCACTGAAGGCGCGTACTCAGGCGCAGATCCAAGCTGATCAGGCCAAGGCTAAATCAAGCATTGAGATCAAACAGGCAGAGGCACGTCAGGACATGGAGATTGACGCGGCCAAGGCGCAGGCTGATATGCAGGCCAAGATTGCAAAGTTGCAGGCAGAGCTCCAGCTAGAGCGTGAGAAGAATGCGGCTAAAATACAGATGGAGATGATAAAGAATGATCCAACCATATAATCTACCTCCAATAAACCCTGCGGCTTTTGGCGGTCTGCCTGAAGCTCCACAGGGCGGTCAACAACAGCCACCACAGGGCGGTCAGGGTCAGCCTCCTATGGACATGAATAAATACCTAATTGATAAAGTTATGGAGATTAAGCGGCGTATGGGTGGCGGTGGAAGTATGGGTGCGCTGGGAGCAATCTCAGATGCCATGATGCAACNACCACAACCGCAAGGTGGCCAAGAGCCACAACCGCAACCGCAGCAACCACCTATGAGGGCGTGATGAACAATAGCTTTATAGATCGTGTGAATGCAATTGTTCAGCAGAACCAATCGACTGACCCTGCCTACCCAGATGCAGGCATTGGCGCGCTAGAGAACGTGGCTAACAATGTCCCACGGCAGGCACAACTAATGAACCAGCCACATATGCTGGCATATATTAATCCGCAGGAAGAGCAGATG